GTGACCGTCATAAGAGCCTACTGGAGCATATGGAAAATACTCTCCAGTCAGGCCAGTGCTGTTCACACCTTGGCTTACGCCGTTTTTGTAAAACGTTAGGGAGCCAGCGCCTGCATCAAACGCTACCCCAATAATATCGCCATCTGTAAAAGTGGTGGCGTAGCTAACATTCCCCGTCTTGCTACCATTTTGCCAATATGTAAATTCGTTTGTTTGATCGTAACCAGGGTTTGTATTTAAATTGGCTGCTGCAGTTGCAATTCCAACGTGGAAATAGCCAACGCTGCTAACGTTACCATCGACCTCTACTTCGTAATACCACTTGCCTGTTTTTGGATACTGAAACGTACCGCGAACAGCCCCAGTGCTGGACGAATCAGTACTAAGATTGCCTTGGTGTAGAACTGCAACCGTGGCCTTATCAAGAGGGTTGAGGGTGCAGTAATTCGCTGAAACTTCTCCACCGGCCCCAGTGTCATTTGACGAATCGCCGTTTGTTGGCACGTCAAACAGAACGTCGTCATTCGCGCTTGTTGCAGGTTTTGCTGGAACAGTAAAATTGCCTGTGTACTTAAGGCCGCTATAAGCACGAACATCCTGAATCTGTCCTACGAACGGGTATCCGTTTGACACCGCATCGCCAATGCGAAGCTTGCTGCTAGTCCACGTTGAATCTGAGGGAGTAAAACTTGAGTATTGAGTGCCGTCTACATAAATTGTTATTGTCGTGCCGTTTCGCGTTAAAGCAATGTGCTGCCAAGTGTTAAGGGGTAACGTAGTTCCAGAGCCATTGTCGTAATAAGTTGAGCCATCTTTTACAACATCAATGTTAGTTCCATCCCACCAAACATAAAACCCAACACCGCTAGTTTGACCATACCAAGTATCAAAAAGCGTTTGCAATGCGCCTGTGCCAGTGCGCCTGAACCAACCTTCTAAAGTAAAATTGCTATTCCAAATGCCAATACCAGCAACATCCACACCTGAATGCGATCCTGAAAAATTTAATGACTCCCCGTAGAAATTACCCGTTGAAGTGCTGACCGTAATGTCTGATGAGCTGTTATTGGTAAGAGTCAACGCCGACGATGTACGGCCAGTTGGGCTGCGATCCGTCATGCTTGCAGCGCCAGAGCCGTCTGTTAAAGGCGCACAAAGCTCTAGATCACTTGCATCGTCATCTGTTGCCAAGCCAGTGCCAACTGTTTGACCAAAGCCATCAGTAGTAGCAAAGATAGGCTTTGCCCCAGTGGCGCTTGCGACTGGCGTGCCAGCGTCAGGGAGACTGATGTTATTTACCGTCCAGTCATTATCATTTCCGCTTGAGTCCGACCCGATCCCGCTTTCATTGGCGAAGTCGAAAAGATGAAATCCGTTCGTTCCAAATGTTCCGCTATAGGCTGCAGCTTGCCAGACTCCCGATAAATCAAACGCTCCAAACGATGTGGGGTCAAGTTGCTGGCCGTCGATAAAATAAAAATCAGCCATATATCCGTCGTAATGATATACAGTTGACGTGACGGCACCTAGTCGACCAATAGCGTGTAACGTGTTGTTGTTGAAATTGATGTCGAGATTTTGTGATGGGTATGTCGGATACCCTGAATAAAAATCTGTTACTTGTACCCCGTTAACATACATTTTGATGCGATTAGCTGCCGTAGCCTGAGTCGTATCTACAGCGGCAACAATGTGATACCAAGCGTTTGTGTCACGATACACAGCAGCACTTTGCCATGTCCATGTCAAGGCGGAGGAGCTGTCGTACTCTTGAAAATTTAAGTAATCGCTAGAGAAGTCAAGGTAAACCCCAGTGTTACCCGAAGAGTTTGGATTTGCTATAAGAGGCCGAAAAGACCCGCCAAGATTTGCTCTTTTTGTCCACACGGATATGGTAAAAGTTTTGCGATTACCACTAGACGAAAGAGTTTTGCTTAAATACGATGAATCATCGTCGTTGAACCGAACGGACTTGATGGGTCCTGCAGCAGCAGCATCCGCAGCAGCAGAAGCCAACAGAAGCGGATTCGCGTTTCCAGGAATGCTCATGAGATATTGAGAATTGCAGTTGCAACGATGTTAGTTGTGGACTCCACCGAATAAGCAATTGCATCTAGGGCTGAGGCCGTCGTCGTAAGCGTTGGCGCGGTCCCTGAAGCAAACGACCAGTACGACCCAAAACTCAGGGTTCTGCTTCCGGTGCTGTCCTGTTTTACATAAATCACACCTGATTGACCAACGGTGACATTCGTTGGATTAGCCAACGTGCGATTGCCACCGAGCGTGACAGAAGCGTGCACACCGTCATCCATATCAAACGCTATGGAAGAGGCATCGGTCAACGCAACAACGTTTCCACGCACACCGCCGGTAACGGTTTGCCCGTTCGTCGTTTCGCTCAGAAGCAAATAGCTGGCAAAACCCAACGCCCCAGAGCCATCGGTCTTCAGCGCCTGGTTTGCCGTTCCATCAGCCGCTGGCAACGTCAGCGTGTAATTAGATGAAATCGTGGCAGGGGCTTGGAGCGCCACATAGTTGCTGCTGTCCGAATCAGCAAAACGCACATCAGACTGCGCGTTGAGCGTGATGTCACCCGTAAAGGTCGAACCAGACAAAGAGGCCAGGCCAAAGTTGGTCGTTACCTGTGCAACAGTGATCCAACCGTCGTTAGCTGCGTTGCGGACCTTATACGTTGGCGGCGTTGTATTGGTGTCAAACCAAGGCATGTACGCATACTTCGTGCCGCTTGGTTCGCTTGATCCGCTGTTGTGGCTGACGATTGCCGCCAGAATCGTGTTCAGCTCGGCACGAAAATTCGCACCTGACTGATTAGCAATCGAATAGTCAGTTGCCTGTGCCATTAGGTGATCTCCTTGCCGTGTCCGACGGCTTGATAGTCAATGGTCCTGTCCACGATTGTACCTCCGGAATTTTTCGTTGCGATAGTGAAGCCAGTCCGGCTAACACTGGTCAACTCAAAGAAATCACCGCTAGCCATGTTGGTCGCCGTGACAGTGACGCTTGGCGTGCTGTAGAACGCAGACGGGAACGTGATGGCCTTTGCACTCGTTCCAGTGCTGATGTTGCGCTGCTGCTCAGTTCGGCGTTGCAGGCTGACCGTCACGCCGAGCTGCTCAATCAAAATGTCTTGGGCATTGCTGTCCGTTGCAAGCTCCACTTTGAACTGGAAGCCACGCCCACGCTTGGTTGAGTTGATAAACGGCTCCCACGTTCCATAAGTTGGCGAACCGCTTGGATCATCGTTGGTAGAACGGACGTACAGCTCAGCGTCAGTTTCGTTGAAGTCGTCTGCGTCAATGTCTGTCCAAGTGTCGATCAAGTCAGTGCGTGAATCCCAGAAGTCATCGGGGTTGTACGAACGAACCTGCAAGTTGGCGAGCAGTTCAACGTCATAGACCTGATTAACGTCCAGCGTGTTGGTGAAGATGTACTCACCTGTTTCTTGGATGCCGCCAAAGAAATCAATGTCAGTAACAGCATCAAAGTCTTCCATGTCGTCAACTAGCCCCTTACCGCCGAGAGTGATGCCGCCTTCCACCGTGTTGTTGAACACGTTGGTAAATGTCCCACCAAACGCTGGGTTTTCTGTAAACGTCTGAACAACCTCAAGATCCTGCGGTTCCGGTAGAACCACTTGCACCGTGGGAATGCCAGACAGCGCCGAATAGTTGCCCACAGAATCCTTGGCACGGATGAAGAACGTTCCAGACTTCAAAGGAACAATCTTTCGCGTGCTACTGCCGTTTACAGCAGGAACAATTTTCTGCGACCGGCCCCAAGTTGCGTTGGCATCGGTGTGGGGCGTGTGCCGGATCTCTACCGTTCCACCAACCCGCACATCAAGATCAGTTGACTGCGGCCAGTGCAGCTCAGCGTTGTGCTGGTCGATCGGCGTAATGTTCAGACTTGCGATGTTGGCTGGCGGTGCAGTTTTACCAACAGCAGTAAACGTTGTCGATGCTGTCAGCGACTCAATTGTTTTGGTGACGCCATAGTTCAGTGCCGTCACCTCAATCGTGTAAACGCCAACGTCACTGTTCTGAATCGTTAGGTCAGGGACCGACGTTTCAACCGTCGTGTAATTGTCATTATCAAGGCGATACCGCACCCGATATTTGTTGGCACGGCGAGATTGCTGCCAACCGATGACCAGCTTCTGCAGCACTGTGCCAGCAGACTCATAGAGAACCTCTTGCACGTCAAGGTTTGTCGGTGCTTCTGGCTTGTCATTCAGAATGCTGACATCACGTTGCGTCAACTCACGATCAAGCTCGATCGCGTTGTACTTGCTCGGGTTATGAGCAACAGCGGTGACGCCAAACGTGTCCTTGTTTTCCTCTACAGAAACAACACGCCAAGTAGACAGCACAACGCTTTCATCGCCTGATGTGTAGCCGATGGCAAAAGGTGCGCCTTTTACTGGTGCCTGCGAAAACGCTGCCCCAGGCGTGATCGTGTTGCCAACAATCGAACAGTTGTTGTCCTTCTCTACCGTCTGATCTGGCAGGACGATGTTTAACGTAAACGGATTCGGCGCAGACGCTCCAAACATCTGCGTGTCACTGCGATCAACCTTGATTGATGTGGTTGTAGACCCATCAGCAATGCGGCCTGCAACAGTTATGCCTGCACGAACTGGATCGCCAATCTTGATGTAATCACCAGGGCGAACAGTGATGCCAGCAGCAATGTCGGTCTCAAAACTGACAACTTCGCTTTCGTTTTGCTCTGTATAAAGCAGCCACCGTCCCAAGCGGTGTGCCTGCCCTTGGCTGGTGCAGGCAAAAGCATTGATCTGCGTTTTGATGTAGCCGTATTTTTTGATAGCTTCTTCGTCCTCAACAAGCTCGTAAACGTAGTCACGCAGGTCGAGATCAAAGTATTTAACTGACACGCAAGTGTGGCGCGTCTTGAGGCTTGAGCCGCTGTAATTGAAACCAGCTTCTGTAACGTTGGTTTGGTTGAAGACATAAGCAAAGTCGCCTGGTGCATCCTGTGCGATTGATAATGCGCCTTCAGACCAGAACGGCATTGCCCTAAATACTGAGCAAAGCTGCTGCACAAGGTCGTAAGCCTCAGTGCTTGTTTGAATTGACGTGTTACAACTAAACCGCGCTTCACCACGAACAAGGCCGTTGCAATATTGCGAAGCTGCGTAGAAAGAGTAGATGTCCAGATTGCTGGCAACACCGTCAAACGTTCCAGCGAAATCAGCGTCAAGCTCTGGCGCAGTCAGGATCTGTTTGCCAAGCCCGAAGCGAGTGGATGTCAATAGGTCCCACAACACCCAAGCCGGGTCGTTTGTCCATTCTCTTGCTGCCTTAAACGTGCCGTTAAATGTTCCGCTATAAGTAATCCGGCCAGTGCTGCTGTCAATCGTTGCGTTGTGCGGAACCCGCAGAGTCATCCCACGGATTCGATATGCCCGATCAGGAATTTGTGGGAACTGCTGCGCGTCAACCTTAAACGCAAACAAAGCACTGTTTGGATAACGCAAGCGATCGTTAATTTTTTCGGTGTAGCTGTACCAGATAAAGTCGTCAGTTATGGTGTCATCTTTTCTGACCTCTTGGCTTATTCGCGTCACGCGAATGGTTACAGGAAACGCTCCTGCAATGGGAAAATTTAGGACTCTTTGGTAAAGATCTGGCGTGCGACCGTTAATTTCAAAGCCGTTAGGAGGGGTTCCGGGTATTTCATTGAAACCTCCCCCGTTGTAATCAACCTCGATTTTAAATTTGATAAATGTACCTCTTTGGTCGCCCTTTTTTGTAATTTTTTGCAGCGCAGGAGTGCCGACTGTAATGCGCACTGCCGTGACATTTGTGTCTGTAATTGTGCGCGTTACTGGCGTTCCATTTGCTACATATTCTCCATCACTTTGGCCTGTTGCATCAGCTTTTGGCACAAGCGTATTAACTGAAAATTCCTGTTGATTTGCCCAGCCATAGCTGACGTTGCCCTCTTGCTCAATGATCTCAGTAACTGGTTGATTCTGTCTGCCAAGCCGTGTTTCAAAGTTGGCTTCTGATACGTCAAAATTGCAAAACTGCTGAACGTCACTCAGAGTTGTGCTTGACGTAACTGTTGCATTTGGTTGAAGAATTGGAGTGTTATTGAAAAAAACATCTTTTAGCGCAGCCACGTTATAGGCAGTGCTGTTGCTGTCAAAATCAAGCCCTGCGTCAATAGCTGACGGAAAACCAGCAATCTTGCCTTCAGACAGCAGGTCAACAATCCGTGCTACCTGCCTTGTATTTAGTGTATCCGGATCAATTCCCATTTATGCCACCTCGTCAACGTTGAGACCTTGGCTGATGATAATGCTGCCCACCAGTGTCTCCCCATAAACCACCGGAATGGTTGAGCCTTCCCTAGCGGTTTGTTGGATGCCTGAGAAGCCGTAATTGTTGCGTGGATCGTTGTCGATCTCAGGCGGTGCTGGCGGTTGCGGCGAAATAAGTTCAGCAGCCCCGCCAAGTACAAGTGCTGCCCCGATTGATCCTGCAGCAGCGGCTAGACCAGCCCCAAACGTTGCGGCTCCACCAATCGACGCTAAAAAACTTGTCCCAGCAACTCCAGCGCCCGGGACAAGCAAAGACACGCCAATCAATGCCGCTCCAGCAAGTATTTTCCCCACACCACCGCCCGCGCCAGAGACAACAGGAATCACCTGCACTACGTCATCCACAGCCAGCGGATAGCCAAGCTGCTCAGGGCAATCAGCTAGCTGCAGATCATGCGGGCCAACTGCAACCTTGTAATAACCATCCCACATCAACCCCCGCAGCTCAGGGAAGTTACACAGCAAAAACTTGATGGCGTCAGCTGGCACGCGCACCATTGCCTCAAACACGCTCTGCCCGCAGTGCTCTGCCAAGTGCCCGTAAACCTTGACCGTGCGGAGCATCTGCCGTCAGCCGCTATACCTAACAATTCTACCGGTCACTTTTTGCCAATACCCATCGAAAAGATCACGAGATGACAAGCGGCCTTGCAGTTGGTGCAAAATTCGCTGCTCACCGATATAGACCGCTACATGATTGAGCCCAGGTGATCCATCCAAACTCATCAGCAGCGCATCACCTTTCTGCGGTTCTGTCGATCCAGTGTCCACAAACCCAGTATCTGCTAGGCATTGCTCAAACAAAGGCGACCGACGAAAAGCCTCTGCACTTGCCGGACGCTGCCAGTCACGCAGCTTTAGTTTCATCTCTCGCCTGTAATAGTCCCGCACCAGTGTCCAGCAGTCAGATACGCCCCAGGTCCACTGCCTGCCGACTAACGGCGCTTCATAACCTGATGGCTTGACCTCACACCAGCTGTCGTTCAGCAAACTGACAATGTGCCAAGGCAGCCCAAACTGCTCGCACGCCATCTTGTCCGCTTCACTGGCAACCGCAGGCGTCTGGGGGTGACTGTGAACAATGGCAAGAATCGTCCCAGCATCTTCCGCCGCTGCATAGTCAAACGGATCAAGGATGAAAAAGTCATCCTCCGTAGAAACGTTTTTACAGGGCCAATAACGCTGACGGCCTTTGACAACGACAAGCAAACCGCATGACTCACGCGGTGCCTGCTGTTTTGCGTGGTCAAGCGCAGTCTGTTGCCAGTCAATCATCAACGAACCGTTCCAACACCAGGGAATGACCCAAACGGCAATCCGCCGTGGGCATCACCATTAGGAAAACGCTTTCTGCAACTGCTAAGTCGCTTGCCGCACACGTCCTGATCAGGTGCAGCGGTCGCAACATCAACAGTCGGCTCTGTTGTCACTGCACCGTTGTCTGACCGCCAAATCACGCGGGTTCCAGCAGAGTTTTGAATTTGGATGCGTCCATCAGTTCTAAGTTTGAGCTGATAAACGCCATCCCAGTTGTCGCTGGTGATCGCATAGGCCGCCCCAACTGTGGACAACGTGCCGTTTGGGTTATTGCGAAATGGGTTGTTTGAACTGATGTCCACGCCTGCCACAAACGTTTCGCCGTCTTGCCACAAGCCGGTTGATCCTGTGACGCTTGCAGAGGCAATGCTGTTCCAAGAAAAGCTTTGACCGCTGTAATGCGTGGCAGACAAGGCCCCTGAGGTAAACGTAAACGAAATCGTCACAGTTCTGTTCTGACTGCCAGCCCCATAGCCCTGATGGCCGTTTTCAGTAAATGTGACGCTGTAAGCGGAACTTGTCTGCCCAGCCGCCGTAGGCGCTGAACCACCGCCATCTATAACAACAATTTCATAGCCAAACGCGCCAGGTCGTCCGCCATACACATCAAGAGGCGTCCAGTTTTGGAACGTTACGCCACTGGTACCAGTCTTTACGTCCCCAATTTTTTGAGTACCAGTCAGCCAAATAAATTCACCGATATTGTCGTTACGGTCAATTGGCAGATTGCCGTTAGTCGCCATCCGTAACTGATAGTTACCGCCACCGCCAGGGCTATCAATTACGTTAGAACTCCAAATCTGGGTCTCATTGGTTGGGGGCTTCTGATAAATCGCCAGCTTTCCGTCGGTGCCTAGGCCCAGCCTGAACCAGCCGTTAGACGAGACCAGCTCCTCATTCTCCTGCAAGAAAACACCGCTGGACAAAACATCAGCACCTGACGTGTAGGTGTAGCCAGGGGCTGCCGCAGTGGTGATAACGGTGTCATCCTCGTTGAACTTGTCGCTGCCGGTATAGCCGCATTCCTTCGACTTGTATTCCCACTGGCAAAGGTTTGACAACGCCTGACGCTTTGGCGCACGAACGCCAGCCATGTCAAACGAACTGACAAGCTCAAATTCAACAAAGTCCCTGTTTTCAGAAACTTTGCGGTCAACGTAATAAATCTCGTTCGGCATGGTTTCGCCAGGGTTTGGCGTTCCATACGGGTTAGTGCCGTTCTGCCAGTTGCTGCCGTCAAGAAAACGACTCAAGGTCCGAACACGAGTAAACCTTGCGCCGATTAGGTCGTTGCCAAAATTGAACTCATTGATGCCAAGCAGAATCGCACTGATGTTGCCCTGCAGGTTGGCAATGCGAACGGTAGGCCGTGGCAAGCCGCCATCACCCTTGTACTCAAAACCATCTGCCTCAATCGGCAACGCCAAGTAAGTGTGATTGTTGAAAACGATCTCGGCTGGACTGTCTTCTTTGTTGTGCCCAGCAAAAAAGTAATAGCTGTTGGCCGCGCCATGGATCTTGGCAAACGTCTCTAGCTCATACAGCTCGATGATGGCAAACGGGCTGGAGTTGAGCAGCTCTTCAAAAATGATGCTCATGGCTCAATAACTTGCTGGAACGTTGCGGTGATTGTTGCCCTGTTCAGATACGGTATGGACTTTGACCAGTCCTGACAAATCCACTTATAGGTATCGGACTCATCTGGTGGGGACCAGTCAAAGCTTTCCGCTCCACCACGCGCCTCAAGGAAGGTTTCGATGGTGTCAGCATCCGTTTCAGACACTTCAAACTTCAAGCTCCAAGTCTTTAGATCGGTGTTTAGGCCGTAGCGCAGCCTTTGGCTGTAGCCGTCATTGAACTGAACGTTCCGCACAGTCGGTTGGCTGCGCTTGCTAGCCCCGTAACTGGGGTTAATTGAAGGGAAGGTAGCCATCAGCGTGTAAGCAGACCACCAGGCCGCTTCTGTTTGATCAATTCTGCCTGCACTGCCTGGCCAATCAAGCGGCCAAGCTGATCGGCGTTGCCTTGATTGCCCTGGACCTCGGTGCCAGAAGCATCGACGTTGACGACAACGCTGGTGCTGCCACCAAGCTGATTGTTGGGAATAATCGTGCCTGCGCGACTAGGTACGAACAACTCAGGACCACGTTCGCCAACGATTGACGGACGGCCGACAGGCGGCTGACCACCGTTGGCAAAGAACTTCATGCCAGCGGTCTTAGGCGTAACGCCGAAACCACCACCAGCGCCACCACCACCGCCAAAGAGATTAAATCCGCTCAAAGCGTTCATCAGCTGCTGCTGAAGAATCATCCTTGCCATCTGCTTGAGAACACCGGCAAGCGACTCGCCAAGTGATTTGGTGCCCTCTACCGCATCCAAAATTGAGTCAACAATGCCGTTGCGGAATGTGGTGTTTAGCTCTTCGTACTGACTCTTTTGCTCTGCAATCGCTTGACTTAGCTCATCCTGATACGCCATCTGAGCTTCAAAGCCTTCAGCCGCTTTCTCTATATCTTTTGCGCGTTGATCTGCAATCTCCTTATCGATCCTGAAAATCTCTTGCCTGAAGTTATGTATCGCCTGCTGTAGTGCGTTCTCTTTTGCTACAGGCCCCAAGTTGCTCTCAGATATTTTCTGCTTCTCAACCATGAGTTTCAAGGTTGCCGCTAGGCGTTGTTGCTCGCCCTCCTGAGCAGCTCTCAGTTGATTATTGAGATCAAGCATCCGCTTAGACATATCCTTGACAAGATCAGTGCCACCACCGCCGCCACTGCCGGTGCCATCATCTGCTTTAGGGTCTTGCGCTCTTGGCACCGATTTACGCAATGCTTCCGCATCATTACGCAGCCGCCGTAGTTCACGCTTAATTTGCTGCGCTTCTTTGCCAGTAGCGCCTTCCAGCTCTAATTTTTTGAGGCTGATCTCTTGCTCTGTTTCAATCAGCTTTGCGCGAGCAGCTTGAATTTCAGCAGCACCACCGCCAACAGCTGCATCAGCAATTCTTTCTGATTCGTTCCTGTAGCCAGCCAATGCGACCGTCGCCGCTGTAATGCCTGCCGCTAATGCAACGAATGGGTTTGCTGCCAAAAAGGCAAACAAGGTTTTTACAACTGGTATGGCCGCTGCCGCTGCTGCCTTCAACGCAATGATTGCAGCCGCAGTGGCACCAATACCCAAAGCCGCTTGACCAACAGGCTCAGGAATCTTGCTCAATAGATCGAACAGATCGGTAAGCGCAGTCAAAGTGCCTGCTACTGCTGGCTGAACACCAGTTGCCAATCGTTCCTGAAAGTCTCTGAAACTTTCTTGAAGCGAATCAACAGAACCGGCATAACCGGCAGAACCAGCAGCACGCGCAGCGTTTGCATACTGCTTCTCAATCTCCTGCAAAATAAAATCTTGCGCCTCAAGCTCTTTGCCTGATTCGACAAGCGCCTTGATCTGCTCTTTTTGCTGATCAGTGAACTGCGTTCCCGAACGAGACAACGCAGTAAGTCCACGCACAGGATCCTGCAACGCCTTTGCCAGCTGAAGCAACGAACTGTTTACGTCTTGCCCAGTAAGAGTCGCAACGTCAGCAGCTGCCTCAGCAACACGCTTAAAGCTCTCAACACCAATGCTCTGAAAGCTTGTCAGCAGCGCAAATCCTTGCGTGAAATCCTCTTGGTCAAACAATGTGGCCTTGCCAAGCTCATCCGCAGCCTCTTTCAGACGGACCAGCTCACGTTCACCAGCGCCCAGCTTTTCCAGGCCATTTGAGAGCGCAGCTACATTCGCTTGACGCTCTCCCAAAACATTCAGGCTACGGCTGAACAATGTGACGACGCCAGTCAGTGCGACGACAGAACCAACGGTGGTCCGAAAAGACACACCCATGCGCTGGATGTTGCCTGTAGCTGTCGCCGCTTTCTTCTCTGTCTTGCCAAGCGTTTGATTCAGCTTTTTGGCCGAGTCGTTCGTCTTCTTCAGCGCATTGACAGCATCGCGCGCGTCTACCCTGAGCTTGACGTTGGATTCAGCCACGACAACTCAACGGCAATAGTTGAAGTCTACCGCCGTTGACGTTTCGCGCGCTCCATTGCCCTTTCCTCGTTCTCAGCCTTCACCTCATAGAAAGCAGCAAAGTGGACAAGCTCCGCATCGGTCAATTCCGTGCGAAGCCTGCTCACAGTCATCCCTAACTCGCAGGCCAGAAAGAACTCAAAGTAAGTCCAGCTGTCCTGCTTCAGTCGTTTTTTGCATCTTCCAGCTCAGCATCCTCACCAAGGCCAAACAAGAACAGCTCAACCTCATTCAGCACGCTTTCAGGCAGTTTGCGTTGAAGCTTGGCGGCATCAGCAGCTGCAAACGCCTTGGTGCCATCCTCAAGCTCAGCCATTTGGCAAAGCATGTTGGTGCTGATGTCTAACGCCTCATCAGTGCCAGCCAGCTGCTGTGCTTTCTTGCGGTCTGCGCGGGTGATGGGCTTGAAGTACAGATCG